AGTTAGTGAAGGGAACCCGTAGCTCAGGACTTACAAAGCTTGGTCATTTCTGTATTGAGATGGGTATGAATAATGCTGAGACACTAAGTATACTCTATAATGCAGACGATCGCTGGGACAAGTTCACTCGACGTAAGGACCGTAAAGAACGCTTACTGGGGATTATTAACTACTGTCGTTCACGTCATCCTGTAGATCCTGTAGAAAAAGAGATTGATGAAAGACTTAAGGTTTACACATACGAGGAGTTCATTAATACAGAGATTACAGTTGAATGGGTAATACCAGATCTTCTGCATAAGAAAGGATTATTCTCTATCTCAGGTCCGCCAGGTGTTGGTAAGTCACAAGTTTCTTTAAGGTTCGCACAAAGAATGGCTGAGGGCCAACCATTTCTTAAATGGCAAGCTGGATCACCACTTAAAACTCTCTTTGTTTCTATGGAAATGCCTCATGAGGAACTATACTTTTTCCTAAACAAAATGAAAATGGAAAATAGTGGGCTTCTCAGAGAGAATATGTTACTCATGCCTGTAGGCTCTAGTATCAGGCTAAATAATAAGAAAAAACAAGCAGATATTTGTAAGACTATTGAGAAATTCCAACCTGAGGGTTTATTCTTTGATTCATTTGGAAAGGGTGTCATGGATGATATTAACTCAGAGAAAATTATATTCGAAGTCTTCGATTTTATCGACCGAATTCGTCACGAATATGGAGTTTTTGTATGGTTTGTCCACCATCCGAGAAAAGGTCAAGCAGGTAACAAGCGACCTAATGCTTTGGATGACTTGTATGGCTCTCAATATTATGCTGCTAATGTTGGAGCAGCAGTCGGACTTTGGCCTGTAGGCCCTGAAATTCAGGCCGATTGTTTGAAACTGCGCCTTGCAGAGAAATTCGAGTCGTTTAAGATTAGAAGAACACCTGACCTAGACTTCCAATTAGTAAAGGGTATGCATGACCTAAATAAGGGTCCTATAATGGGAGGGGTGATGGATCTGTGAGTATTACTAAGTACCTACAAGATGCTCCTTATGTTGCAGTAGATACTGAGGGCTACCCATATCACTACTGCCTAGGTATCTCCACTAGCATTGATCGAGTAACTGAATACTTTCCTGTAGGTCATGTAGCTGGGGACAATATTAGCCAAACCCAATTTTCGGAACTAAAAGATGGTCTACAGGGGGTTAACTGTCTTATCTTCCATAACGCTAAACATGATTTACAGGCGCTTGCTAAGGCAGGCATACCATATGATGGTCCGTTTGTAGATACAATGCTTATGACCCATATGATAGACGAAAATATCTACAGTAAGGCGCTCGACTATCTTGGTAAGAAATACTTGGATGAAACTAAGAAACCGTTCTTCTGGTCAGGTGATCCTGATATTGATAGAATGTATCATCCAAACACTGTAGAAGAATATGCTCGACATGATGCATATATGGCAGAGAAGCTTTTCTATAAACTAAAGCCTGAGTATGAACAACAGTTTGATGATAAGCTGTGGGATTGGGAACAGAAATGGACTCGTCTTGTTGGTAAGATTGAGCAGAATGGTATCCTTGTAGATCAAAACTTTTGCCAGGAACAACTTGATTATGGGCTTAATATCATGGGAGATATTAAGGAAACCCTTGGTTTTAACCCCTCATCTCCTAAGGAACTAGGACAGTTCTTTTTAGAGGATATGGGAATGCAACCAGTTAAAAAGACCAAAAAGAATAAGCCATCATTTGATAAATATGCATTGGAAGTATATGATGAGTTGCTACAACTCTCAGGGGACCCAAGAGCGGACCTGGTACTTACCTATAGGGGTTGGCAGAAAACTACGTCTTCCAATTATAAGCCGTACTTGGAGCTTCGACATGGGGACGGGCGTCTTCACCCGAACTTCAAAATCCATGGAACTAAAACTGGGCGGTTGTCCTGCGAGCATCCTAATCTACAGCAGATACCTAGAGAATCTGAGAAGAAATGGAATGGTGCCCTCAAAAAGGCTTTCATTGTCGAGTCGGGGCGTACCGCTTGGGAGCTCGATTATTCTCAACTTGAGTTTCGTTTGGCCGCAGCATATGCAGGAGAAGAACGGCTTCTTGAGATATTCAGAGATCCAAATCGCGATCTCTTTTCCGAGATGGCAAAGGATCTAGGACTAAATCGTTTTCAAACTAAGACTCTTAACTACACCATGATGTATGGTGGTGGAGTTGATAGGGTAAGTACTGTATTCGGCGTTTCAGTACCAGCAGCTAAAGCCATTATTAATAACTACTATGGTAAGTACCCAGGTCTTAGGAAGATATCAAAACTTGCAGAGGAACGTGCTCGTGATCGCGGATACGTCAAGTTTTGGACGGGTAGAAGAAGGCATTTCCAATGGCCCGAGCAAGAGGCTCGCAAGGCATTTAACTCTGCAATTCAAGGTGGAGCGTTTGAAATTGTCAAACGAGCCATGATCATAGGTGATGAAGCAGGATTAAACAATGACGAATGTAGAATTGATCTACAGGTACATGACTCAATCCGCTTAGATATTGAAGAAGGGAAGGAAAGTATATACGTGCCAGAGTGGCAGCATGTTATGGAAAACGTTATTCAGTTCCCACAAGTTAAGTTCAAGGTGGAGGCCAAAAAATGGGCAGTATGAATTACATACTGACTGCCTTTGATCCAGGTAAACGTATAGGTGTTTCAGCCTGGCAAGAAATAGAGGATAAAGACCCCTTTCTAGCGTACTCAGAAACCTTGACAGTAAAAGAACTAGATGATACAATTGAGGAGTTAGAGGCGCCAGTTTGGGTAATTGAAGAATACACTGTTTATGGTAACGTGAACCATACAGGTTCCAAAGTCGAAACAGCACGGGTAATTGGTAACCTAACAGGTTATGCGTCTCGTAAGGGAATCAAGGTGGTAATGCAACCAGCTACTATCCTTAAGATAGCAGCTATGCATGCTGGTATCAAATTACCCAAAGGACACACCCCTGATCAAATGTCCTCATTCCTACATGGATATGAGTACCTCCTTAAAAACGGTTTGACTACACCTAAGGTGTTGATGGATAATGGATAAGATTATTGCAGATTACTTGACTGAACGTTTCAATCAGGATATTAAGTGGGGTCAACAGAACCATCCAGATGGCACTGACCCTAAATACCTTAAGTGGGCTGAAAGATTCAAAGAAATTAATGGTGATTCAGCCAAAAATTGGGCTGAGATTCTTCTTGAGGAAGTATTTGAAGCTCTAGGAGAAACAGAACTTAAACCCTTAAGAGCAGAACTAGTACAAGTCATGGCTGTTGCAGGTGCTCATATTGACCATATTGATAGAAGATTGGAGTTTGGAGAAATGGCAGATCAGTGGGTAAGATGCCCTGTTTGCGTAACCGAATGGATCAAAACAGATCAAGTAATGTGCAGTTCCTGCGCTAAGAAATGAGTAACAATGCCGTGGATTAAGACGGATGATGGGACTGATGCCTTTCAATGTCTTGCATGTGGTAGAGTTTTTCCGAATGTAGAAGAGTTCCTAGTTCATTGTGAGGAAGACCATGAAGAAGACCATTAGTACACCACCTACTACACCGGGGTGTCTTGTTATGATGACATTACTAGCAAGCTTACTTTTCTTTGTAAAACTGCCAACAATTTGTCCTGTATGTGGTATGAGGAATTGTGTAATTCACTAATGATATGGCTGAGAGAATTTACTTTACTGGTGTATAAAACCACCGTAGTACTTGTACCAATCGTTGTATTTATCCTATTACTTATGTGGATACGATGATGATATGCACCCCTTGCCAGATTGCTGCTGATAGTGGCTGGGCACATGATGGCTGTTTAAGTAAATCCTGGACCGATTCCTGGTGCGATTGTCAACATAAAAAAGAAGGGAAAAAGAATGCCTCGCGGGCCTCTGAAAGAGAAGACAAAGAAGAAGCAGGCAATTCAAGCAGTAGCTGATACACTGGGCATTTCTTATGAAGAAGCTGAAGATAAGTTCTTCTCTAATACTCCTGTAGAAACAGATGATGACAAAGCTAGAGAAGCTGAAAGTGTCATCCTCTATTTTGAACATAAAAATGAGTTTCTACAGAAAGAGTGTAAACAGTGTGGTGGTGTATTTGCATATACCTACAGTTATGAGGGAGTTGCTTACTGTTCTAATCCCTGTAGGAAAAATGCTCTCGCCAATATCGGTATTCAATGGAATCCAACTAAGGCTCCTCATGAAAGGTGGGGAAGATATATGCCTGCAGTTGTTCCTCCCAAAGCTCTAGAAATCATAGATATGGAGTTACCAGAATGAGAAACGCATATGACTGGGAAAACTTGCCTACAGCTAAGGAGGGGTGGAGTCTTAGTGGAAAGCTTATTCCTATTGCAGTAGCATTTATTGTTACATTCGTAACTATCCTTTTTATTGGTGTATTTGCCTTTGGATGGTTCCAAAAGACAACTGCAAATTTCCGTGGTGAGGTAGGACAAGCCGAGAAAATTCTGGCTGACCCTAATTATCGCATTGCAAAGTATGACCATTTCTTTGATCTTTGTGCTACAATTAAAGCCAAAGAAGCAACAATTGAAAATCTACAGGGGGAACGCGAAACGGCAACAGATAAACGAAAAGAGCAGATTAATAGCACAATTATGGCAATCAAATCACAACGCGCTGAGAGCATCCAAGAGTTTAATGCTGATTCTGCTAAAGAGGAAACAGCAGCTCACTTTAAGGCATCCGGACTACCATATAGACTAGATATTAAAGAAGAAACTGAATGTGAGGTAGAGTAGTGAAAAAGGTATTTATTTTACTTGGAATTGTTTTGTTTCTGACAGCTTGTAATGATCAACCGAATGCACAAAGAGAAGAACAAGGCAGACAACAGGGTAACTATGAAAACTTAGTTGCTAAGCAGCCAGCCAAATCCATGAAGCACTCATCAACTCGGGATACTGTAAACTTCTGGATGGAGACTTGGGATAAGCCAAATAAACTGTCCTACGTTTATCTACAGGCTAGTAACGGACAACTTGTTGGGTACTACATCTTTAAGGGCCTGCCTGTAAGTTATTGTGTATCCCTTACTCCCCCATTCCGTCTTGAGGGAAACTCAAATGGTGCTCTAGTTGTAGTTCCAGCTCCTGCTATGGATGGTGTCTACTATGGTGGTGAAGGCGCTTGCAACACGTATTATGGAAGGGACGCAACAACTGATTCTTACATGGAGTATACAGTAGGTACTGGAATCAGTGCTCTGATTTACGAGGAACCTTTACCACGCCAAGATGTTGAACCTCTAGGCTTTACGGAGACAAAGGACATTAAATAATAGAATACCCCTGTAGACTCAGTTAAGGGTCTACAGGGGTATTCTTATGCCTACTGAGTAGGTTCCTCTTCGGGCTCCTCTTCAAAAGTATTAACATTTACATCTACAGTAAGGGTTGCATCCTGTAGAGCTTGGTTAAGACGCTCCTGAAGACCTTCGTCATGTTCAGTCAAAGCTGTTATAAGAGCATCTAGTTTAGCCTCGTTAACCACACCTTGACGAACAGCCGTTAATGAATGTCCATAAGCCCATTTAAGTAGGCTGTTCATTTGCCATAATACTCCCTTAGCAGCATGGGGCTTCTGCATCTTCATGCGCCAAACAGCTTTTGCAACTTCTTCTGCTGTAGGCATATCGTCCTCCTTATCCTTCTTTTTTAAACCACCTAAGATAGCTAAAGCTTCTGCATGTCCTCGTGCTAACTTAGGCCAATTGCTCTTAAGCCAGTCAGCACTGTCTTTATGTCCTAGAAACAAATTCTCTGTTAGGACAGCCTGCATTTTAGTATCTCTGAGTACAGCGAAATTAGCTGACTTCATTCCTCTGTCATTTACCCAGTTAGGTAACTGGTCCATTATTTCTCTGTGAACAACTTTCTGTAGCTTAGTGGGGCTAGAAATCCCATTATACCTAAATGATTCGAAACCGTTAGCAATTCCACCATTACAGTGGATACTAACAAATAGGTCAGCACCCCATTCGTTGGCGTCATTAGCTCGCCAACTAAGTGACTGACCTGTAGATAAGTGATCACCTCCTGCAAGTATGTCGGTAGTGCGAGACAGCCTAATGTCCGCACCGACATACTCTTTCTGAAGAATATTTCTAGTTGCTAATCCTATACTCAAAGCTATGTCTTTTTCTAATAAACCATTCCCAGAGGTTCCAGGATCTCTTCCTCCATGGCCTGGATCTAGATAAATTTTCATGTCGCCCAGCCTCTCGTTTTTCAGCCGACTGTCGTATCGCCTCTAGTATTAATTGAAGCAACAGGGAAACCGAAAACTGCCGTAAGAGCTGCAATATAAAGACCAACCTGTTCCTCAGTAACGACACCATGAAAAACACCTACAATCGCTACAGCAGCCATTACTCCATAGGACCATTTCCTAAAACGTCTAGGAAGGATTCCTGTAAATTCTTCTCCGTGATTCGTCATGGTTATCTCCTTTGTTATAGAAGGTGTACCTCACCATCATAAGGCAATTGTTAACGGTTTCTAGCGTCAAATCTCCTAAATGTTAGCAACAAACCATCAGCAAATCTATTAATACTACGTCTATTCCTTAATGTTTTTGATAGTTCTTCAACTCTTTCTTTATGCTGTTCAACTTCCTCAAGGAGGCGTTCTGGCTCATTAGTGCAGCCTTCTGAATGCTCCCTTAATTTCCATTTCATAATATTTCCTCACTTTTTTGAACAGGAATTGCATTAACTACATCAGCAACAACCTCACTTGTAACCATCATCTTCTTGTTCTGAGATAATAATTCAAGTGCTAAGTTTTTCCAAGCATCTCTTTCTGCAATCATATCAAGTAGCAATTGTCTTGGTATCAACCGACCTGACAGAATTAATAAAATTACAATTGCCAACAGACTGGCTGCTCCAATATTTGGTAACCATTCTAGTACCAATTGTTCCTCCTATGGAAAGCTAAAGCCCTAGAAGGCGAACCATAGCGTCGTCTAATGTAGTTAAGTCCCCACCTTGCTTGCCCTGCTGCACCTCGCTCAATAGGACCGTGCAAACTAGTCATTTTTTGGAATAAGCCACGAGCACTAGATCGTGGGTTTGCAGCACCTGGATTCCAGCTAGATTCCTTTTGAACTAACGTATGTAAAGCCTGCCATTCTTTACCAGACCAGCCATATTGTTTGGCAGCTATGTTGCGTACAATACCTTTAGCGCCACCACCAGAGGCTCCTCCACCGCCATAGCCACCACCAGAGGCTCCTCCACCGCTATGGAATGAAATATGGACATGACCAGTGTGTGGATTACTTCCTGTATATCTCACAGGAGCCCTACCTGGCTCCCAGTATTTACGATTATGGATAATATATTTAACACCTAAACGGCCAGCATTCTGTAAAGCATATCTAACAACGCCACCTTTGCCACCCATAACGTCAATAGCATTACCAGTGTAGTGGTCAGACCCTCTAATATGACCACTAGTTGCATGACCACCTATGTTAGAAATACCGAACTTACCACTTATTTCTTGGGCAGCACTTCTAGCGTATGGTTGAATCCCTCTTCCAAGCATTCTTAATGGTGCAGATTTAGCAATGAGATTCTGGTTATAGTTTCCCATACCACGTAACTGTACACCACCAAAAGCAGGTACTTGCTGAGACATTATATCCTTTAGACGTTCTAACTCTCTGTGCTGTGCACGTTGTTGCTCAGCGCCTACTCTAGCCTGTCCAATACGCCCAATTGTTTGTAGATTCTCATAGAAAGTTCTAAATTGTGAGGGTTGTACAAGTTCTGCACTTGGAGATCTTACCCTTTCACCAGGCTGTATTTCAGGTCTTATTAATGCTTGCGATTGTAAAGCCTGGATACCACTTCTAATATGCTCCTCAGATGTGGGCAACTCCTCTTCGCTAGGTACCTGTGTTCCATGTATTCTTATAGATTCAAAATCAGGAGATGGCTCTAATTTTTGTTCCTGAACAGGCTGTACCTGCTGCTCGTAGAATTGTGGTTGACGCATGTTGTATCGACGTTGTGGTGGTGCTACAACGGTAGTTTTAGGTAACTGAAATTTCTCTCGTGTAATAACCATTACCCCTCACTCTCACGTAATCCTCGGAAGAATTCTTCTCTCCCAAGTCTACGTTGTTGTAAGAATGGTTGTCTTTCTTCAAACTTAGCAGATGATATGTATTGACCTGTACCCTTAATACCAGCATGTGTAAACCACTGAAGAATAGCTTCTCTAGGCGCTCGTGTACCTTTAGCTTCTCTCTTAGTTGGAGTGCCTGTAGGTGTAACACCCAGCATATCTTGTAAATAAGTCCAATATGGTATGTTCTCACCAACATACTGACTATAAGCTCCTGGCCTAGCTTCTGGACCTGTAATCGGCTCTCCTGTAAACATCTTCCTACCCATCATATGCTCAATAGGTATTACTGCACCAGGAGTAAGCAAAGATCCAGTCTCTTTAAGCCCTCTCTCAGGACTGCTAATAGAGGCCATAAGGTCAGTAAAAGGATTAAGCCCTACGCCACCCATGACGTAACCAGGTATAGTCTGGTTACTAAATTTAGCTAGTAAACCATCTTCCTTACTTACAGGACCTAGTCCTTGATCTGTAATCCAGTCAGGAAATAATTGATCTACAGGGAAAGGATCGTGTCGGCCAGGTGTTTCAATACCTGCCATTTCCTGAACAGCTCCATATGCCTTAGCTGGTATTACAGTTTTACCCGGCTTCATAAAGAGTCCCTCTAACAGAAGTGGAGTACTCTTACGTAACCAACTGTAAAAAGGAATAATACGACGTGCGTATTTCTTTTCTTCAAATGTTAAATCCAAACCAGTCGGATGGAACTTACGTGCACGTCTAGATGCCTTTTCAAAGATTTCGTCTAAATTGTTACCTTTACTCTTTTGGATCTTATCAATGAAATGCGCTAGCCTACCATTATGTGATTGAAGTTCAGATGCACCTCTGGCTACACGTTGAACCCTTCCACCAAAAGGTTGTACTCCAAGAATACCTTTACGACCTTTTTCTCCCAAGTCAATAATATCTTCCAAAGTACGTGTATGCTCAAGAAGACCTTTTTGATCAGCTACATACTTAATTTGCTCAGCAGTAAACCCAATCCCACTCTTATTCCTAAAGAGTACTTGACCTGGCACAGGAGTTCCAAAACTTCTATGCATTACACCGACTTCAATAAGTCGGTCAACATCAACTATGTCTTCATACTGCCCACGCATTGAACGCTGTACTTGAGCAGCTAGTTTATAAGGTCTTACAGAGTTAACACCATCAAGCCATCCTAGATAAGCATCTCCAGACATATTCCTGACATGGTGTCCTGGCCTGTAAATAGTAACAGAGGACTTCCACATAGACTGTAAACGATCTAGGAACTTACCAAAATCACTGGACGGACCCCATGGCCCTCTACCTTCTAGAGTCCAGTCACGTACAGCCCTTGGAATCTGCTCTGCAATGTTTTTTGGAAAGTGCCATCCGTCTAGATAATCAAAACCTTCTACCTTAGTCTTATAATCCTTACTTACAGTCCTACTTCCAAATCTAGCAGCCAGATCATCAAAAAATGCTCTTTCTACAGTAGCCTGTGATAGTGCATGCTGAAGATTATACAAAAATTCCTGAGGAGGTGTGTTAGCCAAATCCCAGTACTTCCAACCTTCAACCCAATCAGCACCCTTAGATAAATCTACAGTTTCTCCAGTTAGAGGGTGCTTGACTTTATCCTTCATGAATCTCTGATTAGGTGGCAACCAACGTTTCATCCACTTATTAAGATTGTCCATGGTTACCCCGGACCTGAACACAACACTTTGGCCCATAGCATGTCCGAAGGCATTATCCATGAACCTAGTAATCTGTTGAGATAACCCTACCACTTCTTGGGAAGCTGTAGTTGTAGGTGCAAGACCCTGTGCAATCTTAAATGCATCTGCACCTTGATCAGGGGTAAAGTTCCTAAACATATGATCTAGAACTTCACCACGTGCTTTAGCTGTAGAGTAACCAGATCCAATCCAGTTAAGAGTCATTGGTCGTAACTCTTTCTGACCCCATTGTGTAGCTACACGAGCCATAATCCATTCCACAGCTTTATTATCATTATGTACCAATTTAGGAAGCTTTCCTAAATCCTTCTCAAGTTGTATAGTTAATGAGTCAACAACCTTGGGATTATTCTTCCCTGTAGCAACAATATCATCAAGAATCCTACGATTACCTTCAATAGCAACCTGAGCAGCAGATTTTCCAGCCTTTATAGCCTGCTCCATAAGAGATCCTGTGGCCTTAATAGCAGCAGGACTAAGGTTAGCCATCTTAGCAGAATCTTTAGCAAAACCCTTAGCAAACTGCTCAAAACCTTTTATGTTAGCGTCTGATAGTAGTTTACTATTTTCTACAAGAAGTCTACCTTCATTAACCTTACCAATAATCTCGCCTACAGAGGAACTGTCCTTAATAGCTCCTCGTGCCCGTATAACTTGAATTGCACTATCAAGAGGCGAACCCTTCTTAATAGTGCTACCAAACTCCTTTAGAGTGTCGTCCGTAACATTTTGGCCACGAGCAAGCATCTCACCAACAACATCAGAAAGTTTAACGTCCTCAGCGGCATGTGCACTACCTATACGAGGAACCTTGCCGCCTGCTATTAATCCATCTTCAATACGCTTTACTAAGTTAACAGTATTAGCAGTAATCTCATCTTGTACTTTAGCAGGGTCCCTACCCTTCTTCATAGTCTTACCTTGGACAGCTATCCTGGCATTATGCCAAAGCCGTACTTGCTGTCTAGCATTTATAGAATCAGGGTAGACCTTATTTAACTGAGCCTTAGTTGCAGACGGATTAAACTTTCCTAGAATATCATCAGCCGCAGCCTGTAACTTGGCCCCACCCATCTTAGGCGTAGGTAAAGGCTTTGGAGCAATCTTAGCAATGGCTGAACCAGCACCTTGGGTAACACCTTCTACAATATTCTCTGCCTTAGCTGCTGACTGCTTACGAATTTCCTTTACATTGAAACCCTTACCAAATTTAAATACCTGCTGCCCAGGTAATTCTTTAGGGATAATTGGAAAATCTGGCAAAGACGGAGGCGGCTTCGCCGCCCGACCTACAGGTGGTAACGGCATAGTAGGAAAGGACATTTGCTCGCCAGGCTTAAATAATTCTCGACCTCGGCGCTCGAATAACTCAGGCTTAACTTTGGGCTCAGGTCTAAAAGCAGGAGGAACCTTACCACGTACCATTTCCTCTTGAGAAATACGCACACGTTCAGGTAAAGGCTTCTTTGGTAGCGCCTTGGGTACACCCTTAGCAGCAGTTTTAATCTTAGCCGCAGCACCAGCTATGGGTATATACGTAAGAGGATCGGCAAAGATATCTAAACCTAACCCTAAAGCAGCTCTTGCCTTTCCATCCTCCATACCCAATTCTTCTAGGAAATCACTATAGGTAGTACGCTTTTCAGCAGTAAATCCTTTACCCAGGGCTGAAAGGCTGGGCGTGCCTGTAGCTGCCCAGTCTCTAGCAAACTCAGCCACCGCATAATTTGTACGAGACAGCTTATCAAATATATGACCTAGTAAGGACGACGGAGCACCATCATCTGCTGGTTTTTCTTGAATTCCAAATCCTGCGCGTGGCCCTACGTTATATTGGGCTAAGATAAGTTTAGCTATGTTGTCATTACTTGGCTTTAGAGGAGTTAAAGGGACAGCTCTACTCCTAATGAACTCCCTAAAGGCGCCACTAGGTGCAGTCATTTCTTATCCAAACTTTCCGATTCCTAGATACTGCCTAGCAATCTGTTCCAAAGCCCTCAACTGATTTGGACCTAACCTCATCCGGCGTCCTTCAGCAATTATGTGTTGAAGCTTACCGCTTGATCCAAGAGAAACCTGACCACTTGAATCAAACCCAAAGCCCTGTTTCTGCTCAGCGTTACTAATAGCCTTAACAACTCGGGCGGCATTCGCATCACTAACACCAGGATAACCTCGGGCAGCTTCTAGCATCTGCTCATCCTGTCCAACAAATGGCTCAGGCATTGCTTCCTGTTGCTGTGCAATTTGAGCAAGTTCATCTTGTTCTAAACTACGCTCATATTGAAGCATGGCCATACGATTTTGGAATTCCTGCTGACTTCTTTGGCCAGCCATTTGCATCATCTGTTGCTGTAACTGTCCAAAACCTGCTGTAGCAGCTTGAGATCTTGCAGCTCTATGGGCACCAACCTGGCCCTGTAATGCTCCTACAATTTCCTCTAATTCTGATTGTAAGTCTGCTCGACGCTCTACACCACCCATTCTGGCAATTTGAGCACCTTGCCGTGAAAACTCTATCCCGCCTCTTTCTTCCTGCCCTAAAGCAGTTTTAGCAGTAGCCGCTTCTTCTCGTGCCCGTCCTGTAAAATAATCCCTATCTGCCTGCTGTTGAGGTAAAATATCAGGAGCAGCAGCTTCGATGTTAAGTCTCTTAAGTGTCTCTTCTTGTTCTTTTTGAGACTGGGCATACTGACCCTTAATAGAACCTTCTAGCTCCTCAAACTGTTCTCCAGTACGCCCTCTTGTTTCTTTGTAGAGCTTTTGAATATCAGGAATATCTTCTCGAATACTTCTACTAAGCCCGCCGTACATTTCACCTATTTCTCTACCATACCGGCCAGCTCTTTCAGTAGTTCCTGTAATTTGCTGTTTCAACGCAGCAATCAAGGGATTATATTGAGCAGCCGCAGAAGCTTGTGCTTGACGCCTTAACTCGGTTTCATCCATATAGTAACGACTAGGATCCTGTAGACCTAAAAGTTCATCAAATAAGTCTTGTCTACTAGTATCCTGCCTATAAGGATTTTGAATTCTTTCGCCTCGTGAATAATCCCAAGAATCCCTTGCACTACCACCAGGTCTCCTGATCTGTGGGGGTTTTGGTGAGGGTCGCCGCCGCGCTTGAGGGGCACTAGTAAAACCAGCGTATCCAGGATGGGTACGCCCAGCTTGCCTTAATTGACTAAAGGCATCACTAGGTATTTTACGTTCTTGCATCCGCCCGATACCACCAGCAAGCCCTGCAAGACGTTCTCTAACCCAATCATCTAACCAACCCATAGTACACCTCCTTATCTACAGGCCGTACTTAGAAGCCCGACGTTCAATAGCTTGTTCCCGAGCTTCCTGCTTACTTAACGTTTGCTTTCTACCAAACTGACCCCGCTCTTGTTCCAACCGAGCAAGAGCACGCTTAAGCTGGGTTTCTAAATCAGAGGTTCTTTCACCAAATTCCTCTTCATATTCACCCACCTTACCGCCATAAAGACCAGAGCGAAGCATACCGCGTGCAGCAAAGTCAGCCTCTATATCCTCTAAATCACTAGTACGCTGTTTACCTAAAGCTCTTCTAGATTCCTGAGTTTCGGACTCTAAAGTTCCTCGACGTCTTGTTACATCAGCCCCAAAATCTGTTAACTGACCTGCTAACTGCTGTAATTGACGCTGATAACCTGTATCCCTCGTCAAGAATTTACTAACTGAAGGAGGCCGTGGCTTTGGTTTAGGTTTAGGCTGAGCAAGCCGCCTAATTGGTCCTGGACCACCTCTAGGAGGAGGGGCAGGTGGAGAATAACGTCCTGTAGAACCACTAGTTACAGGAGGTCGATACACTTGTCTTGGAGGTGGACGGTAACCACCAGAAGGCTTATAAGTAGGAGACTTGCTCCTTGCCCTTTGCTTATATTGCCTTGCTTTCATTCTGTCTAGCCTCTGAGCAGCAGCTCTTTGGGAAATTCGCCTTTGTGCTAAAGCAGCTCTTGCACCCATTGTCTAAACCTTTCTCTGCGCATCTGCTGATGCAAAGTTACCGGATAGCTTAGCTTGCATTCGTTTTAAAATAGCTTGCCGTCTAGCCGCATGTTTTGCATCGCGCTCGGCATAGCCAAGTTTGTCTACAGGCCCCATTGTAGGAAAGGACCGGCCGCCACCATATATTTTATTACCTACAGCATAAGGCATTACATCATTAGTTGACATAGCCATTTAGTTAACCCCCTTTGGTACAGTCTGCTTAGACTCTGTAATAATAGTCATGGTAAACACACGACCGGGGCCATCTACTGTAGAGCCGTTTGTAGTTAACTCAACCGCAAAATTAATTTGCCTAAACCTTAATCCTCGTAAAAACTTAGCAAAACGTCTACCAACACCACTTTGTGTAGTCTGCACAGTTTGAACAATACCAGGTTCATCTAGAGGCTGTGCCCATGTGCCTAAATCCTGCCAAGCCGTCTCTTCTATATCTTGCCAAGCCACATCAAATGAAGCAATAATAGGGGTTGCAATGCCTGTTATATCATTCCTAGATGTAACATCAGCACCCCACCACCAGAGACGCTTAAACTGATGTGATACAGCTAGATCAAAGTTTTTAGTCTTTGTTCTACAGGCTATCAAGTTAACTGCTAAATCAAGCGTTTCTTCTGTTTGTAGAGTAGCCTCATCAAATAACTCTATGAAAGATGTTTGACTCAATACAGCTGAACCAGCATAATGTTTATGCTCCCCCTCAGAAAAGTGTAACGTAACTATTGGACCAAAGAAGTGTAACTCATTTCTTGCGCTACTCCATTCAGACCATGTTCGAGTACGCAATCCATATAAGTATATCTTATTAAAGATTCTACAGATAAGTCTATCCTCTAACTGGCTAAGGTGTATAATCTCATCACTTACAGGAGAAGGCGCTGTTTCATCAATTACAAAAGGTACTTTAGTATTTAATCTATGGAAGTCATAGTTAATAATTTCGTATACCCATCCACCATGAAAAATATAAACCTGGTTTTCATAATTCAGCATCCGTCTATGGCGCTCAACTCCAATAGTCAAGGAAGTGTGCCGCACAACAGCATCTGCTGGCTCTACATCATAAGCTAAAATCCACGTGGACCTAGTTTTGAAAATAAGTAAATTATCTCGATATACTGTTAAATCAGTTACTTTTGTACCATCACCTGGCATAATATCAATAAAATCTGAAGCAGACCACACATCCAAATTACCTGGGTTAGAAAAATTAAGCCGGCTACTATTTGTCGTTGAATCCACACCTGGAGCTAAGAACAACCTCTCTTTATGTATTACAGCAGCCTGGCCTGTAGGTATTGCAGCTATGACAGTAAACCCGCCTACAGGCTCCCATTTACCACCTAGTCCATTATGACCTATGTCTGGAACCAGATATACATGATTATCATACTGCACAGCTACAGAAGCTTGGAACGTAGCCGTAATAAGAGTCCACGTACCATTAAGAAAGTGAAACACACCATTCGTATTGGACCCTATTAAATAGTGATTGGCTGCAAAAACCCCTTCTCCAATGAGAATGATACGTTCAGTCCAAGTACCCTGTCCTGCTAACTCTTTAAAAGGTGGACGTGAAATTAGCGATCCATCAATATCAAGTTCTAAGTTTGTGGACTCTAGTAATTCAGAGTCAGCAATCGCCGTGGGATCGCTGCCTAAATTGAGTCAAAGGCCCCCAATAAAAGGTCCGAGACGCAACGGTTGACCAGGCATGGGGAAAGATCACCTTCCTTTCTTTGAGATAGTCATTATATCACCATTCGTCCTCAGGAAGTACGCTAATTGTAGGGTAGACTTCCTGCTGTTTCCAGTCGATTCTACCACGCAATAATGCTACGTCATTGTCTCTCTTTTGAAGTTTAACTTGTGCAGCTTCCCAGTTCTCATCAAGCTCATAAGCCTCATATACACAATGCTCTTCTAAAGCCTTGTGGTAAAGAGAAGGTAAATCTGGAGTATCTGTGGTTAATACTACGTTCGTAGGTTTTCTTGTATAGTAAATCTTAATTGCATCAGTTACGCTGAAATCGGGGATTGGAAAAAGTAAGAGGTTGCCAGCATAGACAGTATAAGTAGTTGGAGTTCCACTATGGAAAGTAGTTCCATCCCATCCATCTACAAAACGGTTGAACTCAACAATACTTAATGCTTTCATCAAGAAATAAGATTGCTGTCCTTGATCCTTAAACTGTACAAACTTAAGGATGAGGGTATCATCAGGCAGAGCATATTCTTGCTGCTTAGCCACACTATTTTGTGTTGCCGTTGTTTCTAGAAGTCCCTCATTCTGTAGAACAATTTGCTCCTGACCATCATTAATCCAACGAATAATATCAGCATCCGTAATCTGAACGCCAGCCTCATCACCGAATTTTTTCTTAACCCTTGTAAGGATATCGTTTACGTTAATGGTTTCACTCCTTTACTCTAAGGGTGTGACCATCAAATTTCTTACCGTTCATCTTGAAAGTATGAAGCCTTGTATTAATCATAAACTTAGCCTGATCCGCTGCTTCCTCATATTGATCAGCCTGCCGCTGCATATTATATGCTTGGTTAGCTTGTTCGTTAGCTTCCAAGAGCCCAAGAACATCATTACGAGTAGTATCAGCCATGTAAAGCCTAGTGAGAATTTCTTGAGGATTATCAAGTTCGGAAGCATATAACACCTCAACATTACGGATAATATCGTAAATAATATAAGGCTTACGATCCTCACGAGTACGGCGCTCAGGAGGTATCCACCTAAGCTCTAGAAACTCATCATAGTCCTTAACCATTCGAGCCAGCCGCTCAAAACTCTCATCAACCCAGTGATTAGTCTCCGTAGGTATGAAAACCATTATAAACCAATCCCTTTAAGTAAACGCCAATAGTGATTGGCTGCCGTTTCGTCACCTTCGTCAATAAGAGTCTGAGTACCTTCAAGAAGTAAACGCATTAAGTCTACGTTACTTAAATTAATATGTTGATCTACAGGCCCCCCTGTAAGCCTCAATGCATCTAAATAAATAATATCTGTAACCTCAGGTGTACTAGTCATTCTTACAATTGGACTAGCTCCGTCAGTCAGAGCGGGGGCTGTTGCAGTTACAGAAAGAAAGGTCCAACCAAATATAGTAGTTAATGGACCATTTACAACAGCTAAAGTAGCATTTAAATCATCAAAAAATCTACATTGAACCCCTACATTTGGAACTGGTTTAGGAGCATATATCCAAACACTGGCTGTCCTTACGTTACCTTCTACAGTAGCTGATTTTTGACCAGAGCCTATTCCAAAATCTGGACTTGAAGTAGTTCCATTAGGAGTAAACTTAGCAGAAGCACCCTTAAATAAAAATTGTTCAGTTGTTCTTTCTCCTGTACCACCAAAGAAAAACCAACCAAAAAGATCAGTTTCTAAATAAGGATTAGGAGACAAAACACCAGGCAATTCTGATACCAAGTTTTGCCTAGCAATATCAGAAACCGAAGACATAACATCTCCTTATAGATAAGGGTAGGGGAGAAGGGCGACCAAACTCCCCTACCCTAAAACCTAGTTCTGGACAACAGTCACAGTAGCATTATAAACATCAAGCATGTATTCAATAAACTCTGCCTGAGTGAGTAAATCAGGTACCCGGTAAAGTTCATCATCTGCATGAGACTCTACACCATAGATCCTGAAACCACCTTCGACATTACCATCAGCCATTTCCTACACCTCCTCATCAAAGAAAGGGTCTTGGTCTACAGGAAGCTCAGGTCGAGTATCATTAGGTAATTCAACCCCCGCTGCGTCAGCAAGAGTATAAACACCTAACTCTTCTCGAAGAAAGTTAAGTTCTCGTTGAGACATTGCCATTATGCAGCCTCCGTAATATCTGCCAGAAGACCGTGCGAGTTACGACGGTGAGTACCAATCTGGCAATACTTGTACATCATTGCTTCGTAGGCGTCAAAATTACCTTCAGTAGTAATAACTCGCTGCCAGTTAGAGCCATCTCGGTTCATAAAGGACCAGTCAGCTTCCTGATAAAGCTTAAGTTCCTTCTCATTGATGAAATACATACGGTTCGGCTGGCAATCGAAGTCCGAAACAACCGGAACATCACCCCAGTCAGTAGTAAACTCAAGACCATTGAATCCACCTTCAAAGGTCTTAGTATTCACATATCGGCGTTGCTGAACCAGAAGGTTGAAGTAAGCACGCCTAACTCCAAGACTGGTAAAGACAACCGTAGTACGACCACCGTTTGTACGGATATCGTCTACCATCTTAATCATAAGACCCTCAGAAAGAGCCCTATTAGTACCAGCATTATCATTTACAACTGCAGCCCACAATGGCTCGGCTACTGGATCAATGTTGTAGAGAGTGTTATCATTGTCAACAATTTCTTCAAAACCAACCTTTTCCTGGTTCAGAGAACCATTACGAACAAGGTGGTCACCAGTAGCATCCCCCGTAACGTCTGCACCACTATAAGTAACAGTATTAGTTGCAGTATCAATATCCGTAATCTCGCGCTCTGAACCATGAATAGTATCATCAACTGCATCCACAATATCAATAATCATACCAATTTCGAGATACTGTGTACTATCTACAGTAACCTGGTTAACAGTAGGGCCTGCAACATCAATCGTAGCAAGAACACCACGAGAAGTTCCGTAAACCTGTCGGTTAGTATCCTTAACAAGAGTCTGCTTAAGGCCATCCATCTCCTGCTGTAGTGCAGAAGCGAATGCCTGGAAGTTGTTACCGGCAAGTTCCATGGTCTGACCAGTAACACTTAAGGCACCATAAAGGTAAGCAAGGTTAATCCTTGCGGCCTTGTATCGCTGGCTACGTGGCTTAGGAAGTGCAGTATTTTCTGCACGAGCACCAATACCATGGTTACGCCGTACCCTAATTGGGAACGTAACGTACTTACCGCCTACTTCGTTCGTAACGCCCTCAGTGGTACGCTCAATTCTCTTAAGAGTGATAACCTCACTCTGTAATTGGTCCCGAAGCTTATCCTCGTAGACCTCTTTGAGAATGGCGTCAACCACTGACATAGTAGTTGAAGCGGCCATTTGGCTTTCCTTTCGAGTTTAGCCTTGATCGCGCGCTGCCTGAAGGTATTGCACGATAAGGTTCTTTGTGCCTTTCTCGTCAAGCTTTTTCACATCTACTCCCTGACCTGGTGCTCCTCCACCACTACCCATAATTAAAGGCTTAGGTGTACGAGCACCTGCGGCTCGTTCCAGATTACTAAAGTAAGTCTGCGCGGCATCTTCAGAAGACATTCCCGAACTCATAAGTCCAAGGATAATATTCTCTGTAGACTCATCAAATCTACCATACTTCTGGTAAAGTTGATTAAATTCTGTATCAAGCTCAGCCTCGGCCTGCATTTCAGACTCTCGATTTTGATTATCAAGAAGGACCTCAGCCATAATCTTATTTTGCCGCTCAATTTCAGTAAACCTAGAATCGTAAGGATCTTCCTCGTTGGGTTCACCATCTTGGCCCTGCTCAACTAATTCCTGAGCCTGTTTAGCAGAGATCCCGTAGTATTCCCCAATCATATTATATGCATCTTGGGGATTTTCTTGGAGATAGTCTAAAAACTGAACTCCAAAACTAGCATGTTCGGGATCTACACCAGCATCTACTAAAGGTTTCCAAGGCTCATATGTTGAGTGTACCTTTTGGAATCTATCTTGAACTCCCTTATCCCACTTCTCAAGGAGGGGAGTTACCTGATGATGCAGCTCCTGGGGAACGACGTCTAGGAACTCTTGCCAGGCCGGGTTACCTCCCTGACCTTGCGATTCCTGCTGTCCAGATATTCCCTGTTGCTCTGGTTCCGAGGGTACCATAGTTCCCTCAAGCGGTCCAGTCATTACGTGTCACCCTTTCTTTTGCCGTACCTAAGTGGCCCTAGCAGTTATTTTAGTTAGTAACCGACAGATTTGTTCTTTTTGGTTTGGTCGTTTTCATCACTATGACTTGTTTTCATACGCTTTTTAATGGCTTTCATCTTGGACTTATAATCAGGATCATTCTTCTTAGCATACTTCTTACCCATACTTCCATATGCCATTTGTCTTACACCTCCTTTCCTTCTAGATATTATAGTACTTATTTCATCTTTGTTAGTACCAAGTTCATCTTCATTATCATGTTCATCATTAGTATCTATCAAGATATGGACCATAACTCTACCTCCTTACGGAATCCTAAACCCTTCTGCATACCACTTCAAATTATCTACATTACCACCATCTGAGCCAATTCTTAGAGTTGATGGTCTAGTATCAATATCTGGATTAACAAAAGCTCCAATACACTTACTCAACGTCTGTGCAGTACTACTAGATGATCTAAATCCATAAGATTGCATACCAGGGGCATCAATACCAGATAGTTTAGAATTAAAAGTATCTGGATAAATAGTCATAACACAACTATTACCAGGAATCAAAGACCAGTCCGCTAAACGCCAGAAAGTAGCATTATCCTCAAAAGCAGCCTTTTGGGTACCATCTGATGCATTCCAAACTATACCACCCCGTCTATGTGAGCTAGCAGCGGAAAAATCATTAACTCTACATACAAGATAAGTATTGATTGTCAACTCACCTATAAAATGAACTCTAATTAACCTAAAAGAACCTACAGGATACTTACCACTAACGGTTAAATCTAAATCAAAATCAGCAGTTTCCGCTCCAGAACCTATAAAAGTCCATCCAAGGTCACTTCTATTTGCAAGAGCATCAATTTCATCCCAGTTAGCATTTTTATTAAGTAACTTTCCCGAAGTATCTGTAGCAACATATTGATGTAATGGAGCAAGAGGTACGGGGATAGCTCTAACACCCTTTACAGTCCAAGCTAATTTCTTAACACCAGCCCCAACTCCTGGAGAAGCAGTAACTATCTGTAAACTATCTATTAATCTATTAGAAGATAAAGCACCACTACAAAGACTAAAACTTCTATCAGCTATAGTAGACTCTGGACGCCCACCCTCCCACAAAATAGGCAGGTTAGATAAAACATCAGTCTTAAATATAGTCAATTCAGCAGTATTATTCTCTGAACCTGAATCCCAACGAGGTCCTAAAAATTCTTCCCCTGAACTTGCTTCTGAATGATCTACACCACCATTAGTACCAAATACTATACGTCTACGCTTATATAAATCAGTAGCAGCATCTGAATTAATCCTAGCTCCCAAAGCATTAGTATCTTCTAACATTGACCCACTTAAATGAAACTGCAACATCTTAAAAGTACCAGCAGGAAATTCTCCACCTTTAGTTATATCAATGACAAAGTTACCTGATTCTGAAAATCCATTGTCAATAAATTCCCAGCCATTAGCTGCTCTATCTCCAAAAGCCTGAATTTTATCATAGTTCGCATTAAAGTCTTGCTCAGGGTTAGCCATGCTTTCAGACCCATCATCTGCGGGTCTATGCATCTGTAAATACGGAGTTGAAGTCGCCATTATGGAATCGCCTCCAAAAACCCCTCAGCAACCCAAAGTGTATCTCTAAAAGAACCATTATCAACTCTTAAATTATCCAAAAGTCTAGCTACACTCAAGTCTCCCCCAATTATATTATAAATATTATTAGTTGATGTATCACTAGCTTCAGTTCTAATAGTATTTCCTACAAATGAAAGCTGTGCACTAACTTTTGTTCCAAAAATAGTAAACTCACATAAATTAAAATCATCAGAACTCCATGATCCCGCGTGCCAACTAGTAGAAAGACCGGAGGCAGAAAGACTTACAAGCCCATCAGTAAATTTAAAACCTATTCTAGCTCTACGATGCAAGTCTGCTGTAGAATCATTATTAACCCTAAGTAATATAATAGAGCCAGCCGTAGCCACCCTACCTGACATTTTAACTCTGACCATACTGAAAGTACCAGCAGGCCATTTTCCACCATCAGTTATATCAATAGTAAATGAATTATTTTCTGGTCCACCAGAAGCTATAAAAGTCCAGCCTAAATCAGTCTTACTAGCAAAGGTATCAATCTTGTCAAGATTTTGGTTTAAATCCTGAGTCACGTCGATAATTTCAGCCGGCCCAGGCTTGTATAAACCCAGTTTAGGGGTTGAACTTGCCATTATTCATCCTTTTCTTTATAGCCTTTTGCCGGACCTTAGATCCATATTTCTTAGTCCACTTTTTTGCAACCCCTGGTTCTTTAAGCCAAAGGTATCGCCTTTGTTTTTCACTTTTAAAAGGCATTTTGACCTCAAAACCTGAAAAAGGACAAAAACTTAAGATCTACAGGCGCTAGTTAGGCACCGTGGCTACCAAAGGAACCAGAATCGTGCTCAACCCTCACGGCATACAGTTTATCATTCTGAGTCATAAGGCTAATATCAGACGCAGAATAACCAGCCTCAGAAAGCGCAGCATCTAAACCAGCCTCATCGTTAATTACTCCTGCTTCTCCAAGTCGCATCTCGTCACCAGAAGCAGTTGCAACCGCAGCAGCGGGGGTGAATGTAACTGTAGTACTTCCCACTCCGGGTGTATCTACGGCAACGCCGGTAACTTCAAATACAGTAGATTCCTTCTCAGCCCCACCAGAAAAAAGCTTAAACTTTTCTCCAATGCGCACAACATTTGTGCCAGTACCAGGGGCCGCATTTGCTCCCACTACAGTAGTAGTAGTACCTGCCGCATTAGCAGTAAAGATAGTACCACCAGTAGCAACAAGTACGTCAAAAAAAGACGTATCCGTCGGTGTATCAGTTCGCCTAGGATCTGTAAATGCTACTTGTAAAACAGAATCACTCATGTTAGCCATTAGACTGCTCCTCCTTGTTGGTCACCAGAAGTTTCTGGTTGTGCTTCTGGTCCAGGTTGCTGTTGTTCTTGGCCACCTTCTTCACCTTCCATATCCTCTGGTGGTAAGCCTACAGACTTACGAGGCTCCATAGTCTCAGACTCAATACCAATCGCCCAGATATGCTCTTGCACATGTGCTTCAAACAATGCCTTCACGAATTCAGGCAATTGTTCAAACGCCTGTCCCTTTCGGAACTGGTTATGGTACTCGACATGAAGTGCATGATTATCCCATGTATTAACCGGGACAATAAGCGGTGGTAAGTTACCATCAAATGCCGTAGGTTCGCCTGTCTCAGGATCAATACTATTCTGTAGCATTTGCATATTTTGCTGGTTAAACTGCTCAAGAGTTTCTTCGGTAACCTTACTCATGCGCAAATTCTCACGCTGAGCCTGACGCTGATCAACCTGAATCTGCTCATAAAGCTTATTAATACCACCCATATCCATAACTTCAAGACCTTTACGAGGTTCAATAAAGCCCATCTTCATAAGGTCCATAATAAACGCTTGCTTAGCAGCCTTACTTACAGGAAGTGCTGACCCAGCCTCAATGCGAATATCAAGGTTATTTCTAAGATCGCTACCCTTAAAAGCCATAACATCAAAGGAGCCATCTGGTCCTGTAATCTTTACTAGATGCTTAGTACTCCAATAGTCGTGAACATAAGTCAACGTCATGTTAGCAATCTTTTCAACTCCCTCTTCTAGGGAATCAAAAGTTGCTGAAAGCTGGGTCTCATCTCGCTCCTGTAGATAACTAATTGCGGTGGCAGCAGTAACACCAGGAGGAACTTGTCCATGAGTAACTTCATGCTGACCACTAATATCAGACCAGTCTACTAAAATCCTATCTAACTCTTGGATAACATACATAGGCAAGTCTTGCATAGGTAAGGGTCTAGGAGGTTCAAAACCAGGAGTATACTGGATAACTTGACCCGGCTCCGAAGTAATCTTAGAGGCATCTACAGAGCCGCGAGGAGCAATAAGCTGTGGCTTAGCCATACGATTCTTACTTTCAATAATACCACCCCTTGTACGGTTAAACTCACGCTGCAAGGGAATTAAGTCTTCAATAACCGAGGTACCATAGAATTTACCACTTTGGATATGGTCAAACTTAGCAAATGGATACTTCTTATGGGAGTATGGCCAGCCCTGTTGTCCCTGAACAATCTTATTACCCACCATAGTAAAGAAAGCACCCTCAGGGAACATAGGTACTGATTTTGGCTTAACCCATACTTCCATAACAAGCATCGAGCGTTGTCGATCTAAAGACTGGGTTCCAATAAGATTCATAAAAGAATCTTCTAGAATATCTCTAGCGTCGGCAGATGCTGGGTTAATCGGAGAACCATCTAAGGCTTCCTTATAATGCATAGACACCCAGTCAGGAGATTTAGTCTGCGCATGAATTAAGAAAGGCTGACTTTCTAAATCTTCTTCTCTTAAATCAGGACAAAGTACATGGAAAGGTGTTTCATGCTTAAACATTACATCACCTACAGGCGCCATAGCTGGCTGCCCTGTAGACGGATCAATCTCAGGCATTCCCGTCATGGGATTTACCTGCTCTTCCATTTCCCCTTCATTTGGATCCCACCAGGTTTTAATAAACCCAGTACCAGTTACACATGTCCACCACATCGCACGACGAATAAGAGCCTTTATATTTTTCTCTGAATAGAAATTGTACCAGATCTGCTCCCCAGCCATTGCTGCATACATATCTCTGTCTTCAGCGGATGCAGGTACAACGGAAGCATTGGGTCGATTAGCAGTAAGTTGGCTAATCTCTGTTCGGATAGTCGGTCTAATTCTATTAATAACTGGTCTAGCTCTGTAGTAAGGGGCCGGGGGTATCCACAATTTGGTTTGGTTACCAGTTCCAATTCCGTAAGAATGTGGTTTGAGGATAGCAACATTTTGCTTCCCAAAGTAAAAGGCTAAGTTCATATACCACTGACGCTCAGTAAGCACACGCGCATTACGTATTGCCTGGTACTGATCGTGTACCCACTTAGCAATTTGATCGTGTTGCTTACGCGCAGCAGAAGATTGGGCAAAATCAAGCTTTTCGGCCCCACCCGTTAGTCCGGTTGCTGGCTCACTTGTAGTACTGCCCATTTCCGCATAAGTCTCAGCTGAAGTCACTTCTCCTCCGGACTACTAGGATTTAAACCCATGTCTTGCATAAACTCGTTTAAGTCATCAGAAACATCCATATCTACACCAGCGCTACCATATAATGCCTGAAGTCTTTCTACCTCGGCTAAATCATGTTGAGGAATATAAGCATCAAAGTTCTGTGGAGAATTTGAGGAGTTTTTCAAGGCTGTCATCGTGCTGTACGTCTGTAGATCCTGACTCATTAACCTGTTCAGGAGATCCTGGTTCTGTTTCCTCAGTTCCTGGTTCTGTTTCCCCTGACTCAGATTCAAAATCCAACTGGAGCTGATTAGGATCAGGCACGTCACTGCGAATACGATCAACGATTCCAAGAGCTGCACGTAACTCTCCATTCTCTTTATCAAGCTCGATAATTTCCTTCTTAAACTGCTCAGCTAATTCTTCGATTCCCTTAACGTGGCGCGCATGTACATAATCAAGCTGTTGAGCTAATTCATTGAAGCAATCCTCAATGCAGATATACACAACCCCGTAGAAGTCTAAATCAAACCCAAAATCAATACATGCCTTACTAACCGAACCGCATACTGCACACTTACCTGGCGGCATTAATGTACCACCGTTAACAATCTTAAAGCGTGACATTGTATTCGTCATTTTACTCCTTATTCCTGAAAATCGGAACAAAACTACAAGATCTACAGGCGGTAACTACCAGATCCCTCCAATATGCTCATCTATAACCGTCCATTCTTTATCTAGATTGTCTGGTCGGGTATTATGTAACCCCTGGTCAACCCTAAAGCCGCCCACAATTGCTGTGGCCGGTTGGAGCGACTCATAAACTGCCTTGTTAATATCTAGCATCTTAGTATTCTTATCTCGCGGAAGTGACAAATCTGGCATTAAGCTAATGAAGTATCTCGCTGAGTCTGTCGAGTGGTCATCCTTCTTGTGAATTTCTTCACGAGGATTATTATCATGTCGTCGCTTAGCATTCTCGAAGATCTTCCATTTGACTCTTTGAAGTTCTCTAATAAAGTTAGGGCAGTTCTCACTAACAAGCCACTTACCGCCACGGAAGTAGCGGTTCATTTTCTCTATTCCAATGTTAACATCATTGTTACCAAGAACAATGGGGATTCCTTGCAAAGCATATGTGGTCTGAACACTATCACCAGTGTTGGCCATTCGCTGTCTAATAGCGGGATCACCAACATAAATGTCCGGAGGTCTGCGACCTTCCTCAGAGTTACGTTCATGAATCTCCTTAGCATAACTTTCTATGGTGCGCTCATTATCGTAAAGCTCATCGTATGTAACAACTGCACCATTAGTATTGACTGCATGCCAAAGAAAACATGTTGGATTATTAAATCCATGGTCCATGGAAACGTAATGTGTCCAATTAGGGGGAATCTTAATATCCTGACCTATAATATGGTTCTCAGGATCAAATGATTTGAATACAAGTCCACCAATTTGTACGAACTTTCCCTGCTTACGAGCTTTTCTCTCATTCTGATCTAAACCTTCGAGGACAATCTCAATTTCAGCATTGCTAATATATGGATTTTCTTCTGTATCGATCTCGATGACTAGAAGGTTACCCCCAGGAACCTTCCCCGGCACGTACAGAGTATCGTACACCCAGGTCATGCCCTCCACTGGTGTCATTGTAAGCCACCATGACCCCCTCGTGTCAAGCAAACGCATCCGGCACTCATCAAAGATTGCTTTTGGTGGTTCTTCATCGAAATGCACAAAGTGTCTTGAGGTTCCTGCAAAGTGGTCAAGCTTCTGATCGTAGGACATTAACTCACACTGCGAGTCGTTTGTAAGCCGAAGCATTCGTTCTTGTTTGTTATAACTGTCCTCCCAGGATCCATTCTTAAGCAAACTTGGCGGAATCCACCTTGAAATTTCCGGGATAATAATTTCCTTCACACCTTCAGTAAAGGACGTTGTGACAATCCTACCCCGTACTGGTGGCTCTGGAACTCGTTTATAAGGATGCTTCCCCATCAAGTACCAAATGTCTTCTACAATCCCACCAACCGTCTTTCCTGATCGGTTACCTCCAATATAAAGCCGGCCTCTTTCTTCCGCCTGGTGAAATATCATCTGTTTATCATGTGGCTCGTACGCATAAATCGTCGGCCGCCTTGCCGAGCGCTGTAATCCCTCTTTGAAAAGCCCTGTAAGCTCCCCCAAGTCTAAGGTTTTCTTTGGTCTTCCCATTAAATATCCTTAGTAATATCTACTGTATATGTAGAATTTACGTCAAAAAGGTCTCCAACTTCTGGTACTGCGTCGACTTTGGATGCAGAAATAGTAACCCACACATTAGTTCCATCAGCTAATTGCTTATCAAACCTAGATTCAATACTGTATATAACTGCTCCACTAGATTTATGTGTTTTACATCCATCTTTGGGGTCATTAGGCCCAGCTGAGAAGTTAAGTTCTGACATTTCTTGTCTCCTTATGAAGAGTGGGTGTCGGTGAATTCTATAACTTTCTTAAGCATTTCAATGAGATTGTTAAGAGTCTCATTAGTAGTCGTCCCAGTCAAGACAAGCCCAAGCCCTGTGCCAACCTTTCTGCTTGATTTGCCATCATGGTTATGGTCTCCTGCTGCGGACTGGTCATGCTTAATGCCTATAGTGTGATGTTGTGACTCCCATGATGAGTCTACATCTGACCGGCTATGGAAAAGATTTACTTCTCTTGGCTCTGGACTTACTGGGCCTTTCTCCTCTTTAACTCCCGAAAACGGATCTCCCTCAACAACTGCCATGATGTTTTGTCCTTTCTAAATGTCAATCTGGATCAAACCCCGGGACGCGCCTGCGGCGCTATCTACAGGGGCTGCTAGGTCTGGTTGTAACTGCCCTGCCATTATCGCCTCGAAATCCTTAGCGATCGCCTTGATAACTTCTGGATCCTTAACATGTCGCTGGATGGACTCAATTATGTGCGCAAGGATTAACCTTACGTTTTGGGACTCCGGCGACTGGTATCTACCAGTAAGCTCCATGTAAAGCTTAACCGCTTCCGGCTTCCCCGAATCGACCGCCTTTAAGAGCCCTTCATGCGCTACGTGAAGGTTATCACTGAACTCAGTGGACGACAACTGGTGAAGAAACTGTTTGAATCGCTTCTGCTTAAGCCAACCCTGCCATTTCGCTGGTGTAATACCGAGGTCTCTCAGCTTTGAAGCTCTGGTTCGGCGGTCCTGGAAATTAATCATGGTATTTATTGCAGCCATCTGCTCATTGGTTAAGTCGTTACTGAGCTTATAATTAATACCTCTCTGGGTAAGAAATCTTATGACTTCACTGTTATTAAGGAAATCATCTGGGTCCTCAATTTCGTAAGTTATTTTTAGCTCGTTATGATCTGGGAAGTGTGAGAACATGGACCACTGCATCTCTATGCGGTCGCATGCCTCCTTGTATTGTCTACGCATGATGTGCTAGCTCCCTTCTGCTCTGTGTTTAGTCATGCTAGCATGGTTTTAAAAAAATTTCAAGTGAAAACTAACTTTTGGCAGATGGTACCAAAATTTTAACATAAGGTACCTCCAGTTATCAGACTAAGGAATCCAAATATCCTAAAGTACCTGGTGGAAATATCCGGACAACATGATCTTGACCTTAATCACGCTCTGCATTATGCGATAACAAAGCGCGACGATTGATAACGAGTCGGGTAAGTTAGTGACACGATTGATAGTGCTTAATCGTGAAAGACCCTGCCAGCCACCTAATGTAAGTGGCAGCTCCACTCCGCACGTCCACCCGCAAGTGAAGGGAATCACGCACATGACACACAACGCGAAGTACGTAGGCATAGACCTCACTAAAGCTTTGGGTGAGATTCGCGATTGGGCAATTGCAATTGAGGATCGCTCAGTTTCAGCTACCGACGAGAAGGACGAATACTGGCGGGGTATCAATACAGGCCGAACCGAAGTTGCCAAAGACCTACAGGATTTGGTCTGGGAAATCCTGGTACGGCACGCCAACACGAAGGGAAACTAGTCACATGATTACGCAATGGCACGTTGAAAGCGCTCTATTCGAGCTCGCAAAAGCACGTGAGGAGTGGGAACACGCTATAGATGGTGCGCAGGATGCCAGGCTATACGGGCATCGCACGACCAACGGACGAGCTCGAGCTGCTATGTGGCTCACAACGGCAGGCTACTTCCGTGCTCGGATTATCGAGTGCAAGCGGGACGTTGTGACTTACAAGCGCTGGGCTAACAACGCATGCATCACAGTGAAAGCGAGCGTGTCACGATGACTAGTCGCTTTACACTTCCAACGATGCTTCACTTCCGCGATCGCGGAGCACGTACGTATGACCACGTAGCCGAATTCGTCACGAATGATATGGAGCATGCGTGCCAGGCATATGACAAGGCACGTGTACGTAACGCGCAACTTATCGAGCTCGGTGCACAAGTTCTCGACTCTATCGACTGGGAATACCTAGCACTACGACCACGCGATAAGTAACCGCACGCATTAAAAGCCACGCCATTGTAAAGGCGTGGCTTTTTTTGTGTGCCCCGCCAGGCACTGTACCCACACAAGGAGACCTAGTACGCCTGGCAGGCCCGGAGCGTGCAGCTCAGCGCCAGTACGGACCATGCTGGCAGCACGTTGGGTACACGCATGCGGGAGCTACCAGCGGAGCATGATCAACTTGTCCGCAATAACCAGGATCTACAGGAAAACGAAAAAGACTAAGGTTCTGGGTAGACTTAATATTGCGCTGGGTATAACGTAACACCTTAGTAAAAACACCGAATTCTTTTGGGGTCGAAAAGAATTCAATTAATATCTACTATATACCTACTACGTACGGTATATATAGTAGATGTTGATCATGCGAGTAACTAGAATATCCACTCTGACCTGTGCTAACTCGGTAGAACGTGTTCTAACTTCAATCCTAGACTTCTGGTTGCCTCAACCCACATAACCGCAGGTCAAATACCATACATACTAGTTACTAGAATCTCACCTACTAGTTACTAGAACAACCGCCTTGACCTGCGAAGCAAGCATCTTGCAAGCACTCGGCCAAGATCAATCCCACGATGTGGGAAGTTGAATTCTTTTGGACCCTATTACAACCCTACTTATAACCATGTAATCCCCTGTAGACCCTTTGTAATTGCCCCAATTTTAAAACTCTGTTCCGCATCGTGGAATCCAAGTTCCAAGCACAACCCACTTACAACCCTTCCCACCCTTGACAAGGTGTGATATGCTCAGGTCTCCACCATATCCACTACCCACTAGGGAGATTAAACGATCATGACTACGACATACACGGGTGACAACGTTGCTGCAACCGCTCTGCTTGCGATGCTTGCGACACACGCGGACGCATGGCGCAACGTAAGCGGCAAGCTGGCAGCGGCTACGGGTGACCGTGACAAGGCACTTATGCACTGGCAAGCATCAAGT